TTGCTTCGTTCCCTGACTCCATGAGCCACACGTTCTGCATTGATATCTCTGATAAGTAGAGGTAGTTGTAACAGAAATACCACGCTTCTGTAAGTGAGTACCACCACAGCTCGGACACACAGCACCATCTGCTTGATGATTATGATTAGGGTGGTTTTTAATCCAAGGTAACAACCTAACATATAACTTCTCAAGCAAGATAACGTCTTGCTTATTGTATTCTTCCATTCTAAACCAAGCATCTTTATCCTTATTCATACATTTAACCCATAGCTCATGCCCTTCGTGAGCAGTCTTGCTACCTAAACCTAGTCGTTGTGCTACATAATCTAGCTTGTTACTAGGGAATCTGAACTGACTACGTACTTGCCTTAACAAATCAATCTGCTTGTAAGGAGCGGGAGGATTCATGTCTTGCAATAAGAACTCCTTGTTTAACGTAGGCATATCAAACTTAGTACCGTTATAATGAACTACTGCATCAGCTTCAGAGATCAAGTCATGAATTCGTTTCAACATCTTCTTTGGTTTAGAGATGTGAACAGAATCAAACATAACCTCGTCGTCGCCTAGCCACTTTGCTGCCCAACATAATACATAAGAAGACTCCATCAGCTGATTGATACCTACGTTCTGCTGCCAGATTCCCCACACGTGTGCTACGTTTGGACTGGATTCAATGTCAAGTAAAAGTATCTTCATTCTTGTGAGTATTCTCCATGTAAGTCATAACCGTATACTGCACTTAAGAAAGTAATAAACTGTCGATGTACTTCCCAGTGCGGATCTGAATCATTGACAGTAAATGTATGTCGAACTGTACGTTCACTGTCTCTGAAGTTTAATTCATATTCATCTTTCATCCACGTTTCTCCATAGTGTTCTGCCAAACTTCTTGAATTACTTTAAGTCGTTCAGCATCGTTACTCTTAACCATCAATAAGAGAGCATCAACTTGTTTGATAAGCAATGTGTTCTCTTCTTGTAGGCGATCCATCCTTGCTCTCATCATCCTTGTCTCAACCTCTAGAGTTTCAATCTCACACTCACGATCATATAACTCATCGGCAAGTTCAGAAAGTTGAGACTCATAGCTATGATTGTTACAACTCATTTGCTCACCATCTTAAAAAAATATTCTGCATCTATAATCGCTAGTGGTTTACTTTGATTCTGCTTAATGAACACTACTGGTTGATGATACCCATGTTCCTTAGCTTGTTCGTAGTAGTTATATACAGCAATCTTTGCTAGGTTCTTACACTCCACTTGGTAAGGAAAGAACTCTCTAGCTGCCGGACTTAACTGTACATCTTCACCACCTGCACCCATACTAGTACTGCGTACGTCGTCTTGCTGTAGACTAGGGAAGGTACTTAGTATCTTATCCCTGACCCACTTTTGTAGGTTTCTTCCTTTTGCTTTTGCTGACTGGGGTTTCAAGTTTAACTTCCTTTCGTTTCACAATCCATGACTTTGGTATATGCATCCTTGCGTTACTCATCTCACCGGACACAGTAGAAGCTAGGCAGATGCCATCGTTAGTCTCTGATACTAAGTAGCCTATAGTTCTAACCGGATGTATATCTACCTTTACTTCGTCTTCCCATCCTCCGTCTGAGACTGCATCGACCCACTCGATGTAGACAATGGAGGCGGTTGCCAAACTTGGTTTACTTCCCTTTGTAGCCACAGGAGTTGTCCGTTTTCCAGTACTCGCTCCGAGTCTCCTTTGTACGCTTCGAGTACAGCAAGATACATTTCGTTTTCGTCTTTGCATTCTTTAAGAATCCTTTCCGCTTTAACTGCACCAATTCCCTTGATACCGATGATATTGTCAATTCGATCTCCTGTTAGTATCTGAGTATAAAAACTCTTCAATCCTTCGAACTCTGTAACATGATAGGTTTCTTTGTTCCTATAGTTATAGTGCCATCCTCTGAATTGATTCAAGTCTTTATCAATATGAACCATAATAACTTCATCTTCAGATACAGCATAAGCAGCTATGCCTACTGCATCGTCAGCCTCAATACCTTCTGTCTTGTGGAACTTCCATTTCTTTAGCATGTGTTCTCTTAAGGCATCATAGTGTTCAGGCTTCTCTGCTTTACGCTGACCTTTATAAGGTGCTGTGACTGCGATGTCGTTACGGTAGTTTCCTTTCCCAGTAATCCAACCTTCGTAATCAGTAGCACCTATATCGGTAAGAATATTATTGATCGCTTCATCGAGTCTCCATTTAGCTAAAGGTTCTTCAATGTCTTGACTTGAAAAACCGATAGCATAAACTAGAGAATCAGCATCGATCAAGGCTTTCTTAGAGGATGTCGTCATCGTCAATGTCTGTGACAGCCACTGCTTCAGGTTCGTACTTCTCTAGCTGAGTAACTGTAATCTTCTTGATCGAAGGTGCGTTACCGTGCATAGCACTCATACGGTGTGTATATGAAGACACTTCAACTTCTACCTTAGTACCGTTACCGATGTCGTCAATCTCCACCTTGTCACCTGATGGTGTAGCAGGAGTAAACTCATACTTACTCTTAGCCATGATGAAGTTACCTTGACCTTCTTTGTTCTTAATCTTGATACCTAAAGACTTTAACTTCTCACAGTCGGCATCAGAGATGTTACCTACTACAGCTTCGTAACGGTCATTGTCAGGGTTAAACTTAGTGTTCAACTCTTTCATCCACTTAGACCAAAACAATTCACCTTTAATTTTAACTACGCTCATTTGAATTTCCTTTCAAGTAATTGATACTACACATATATTATACCACATTTTACTGCAATGTAAAGCTTTCTGACAATTGTTTTTCTCTTACTATATCTAGACAGTCTTCAAGAAACTCTTCAAGTTCTTCCATGTTTAGATAAGTAGCAAGTACTAACTTGTCATCTTTGTCAATACCTAATCCTACTACTAACTCTACGTCATCAGGTATGTTCATGGTCTATGATCCGCATCTTTATAAGCACGATAGAAGTCTGCTAAATCATGATTAGGTTCGTATGTCCTAAGACTATGAAGATAATTCAACGACTCTCTACACGACTCAGCAATCTCTTCAGGATTTTCTCCCATACGAAGCATCTCCATGATGCACTGCTTAAGTTTCCCATTCATCAATGTGTTTCCTTCCAGTTATTACCTACGTTGTACTCACCGGTAAGAGGGCATCGCATGTTGAGAACTAATCCTGCCTCAGCTATTGCTTGAACACCCATCTTACCTGCTTCTTCTGCCCTGCTTTCTTCTACTTCTATCTGCCATTCATCATGCACGTTAGCTACGAACTTGTAATCAATCTTTGCTGACTTAAGTTTCTTATCTAACAACACTAACGCTTGCTTCATGACAACTGCACCTGCACCTTGAAGGAGTGTGTTGAGTGCGGAATGTTCCGACCTAACTTGTAACCTACGTCCATCAAGACTCGGTAGCGTTCCTTTCTCAGAAAATAACCGAACCACTTTTTCACGAAGCTCTCGTAGCTTAGGCGTGTTCTTAAGAAAATTATTGATGAGTCGCTGTCCTGTCTGCGAGTTACCACCAACAATCGTCCCGATCTTGGCACTTCCTGCACCATAGAGGAATGCATATATAAACGTCTTAGCCTGATTCCTCGTTTCCAACCCCGCTGCTTTTTGGTTAGCTGTGTGGATGTCGCCTGATACGACTTCATTTGTATACGCATCGTCTTTCATATAGTGAGCAAGCATTCTTAACTCCAGTCCTGAAGCATCGATACCTACTAACTTATATCCTTTCTCTACTGTCCATAAAGCCCTGCACTCTTCACCGTATTCACTACCTGAGTTAGGTACTTGTGCCATGTTCGGACTCATGTGAGTCATACGACCTGTCACTGCACCGTTGGTAATGATACGACCATGTACTCTACCGTCACTACTTACTACCTTTAACCAAGAATCTATCTGACTGATTCTCTTTTGTAACAACAAGTATTCACCGATTAACTTTGCTTCGGGGATCGTGCTTTCGTTGAGCGTTGTTTCGTCGACGATTGCTTGTCCTTTGTCGGTAAATCTTTTTGGCTTCCAACCTTTTTCTTGGAGGCGACTGGCGATTTGCTGTCTGCTTCCGGGGTTGAATACTTCGACATCATCTTTGAGTTTCTTTCCTGTTTTCTCTGAATATCTTTCAGTTGTTTTCGTTGGAAATACACTCTGTAATTCATCTTCAATATTGCTAAGCTTACTCTTAAGCTCTGAGATAAGTATGATAGCACCTTGCTGATCCAACTTGAATCCGTTTTGTTCTTGCTTGCAGATGATTGCTTGTACTTTGTGTTCAAGATCAATACTCCTTTTGTCAAATCCTTGGTTGTTAAATTCTGTTACTAAATATTCATACAGCTTTTGTGTTACTAATGTATCTTGGATACAGTACGTTACCATCTGTGCTGTACACCCACCATCCCAGTCACTGAACTCAAACTTAGCGTAACCAAGGCGTTGACCCCATGCATCTAGACTATGACCGCCCTCTAGGCTTGGACTTAGGAGGCGACTTGCTACGAGCGTATCGTACACTTGGCTCAGCTTCATCGAAACTTTCCAGTTCTTCCGGAGTACTGGTGCATCGAAGCTTATGCCGTTGTGCATTATAATCAAATCGCATTGATCCAAATACTTTTGTAACCCACTTGCTTCCTTCCATACCTTAACCTCGTTAGTTTCTATATCTCTAGTAACTACACACCATATAATATCGTGTGTGCTATTGGTTTCAATATCAAGTATAATCTTCATGCTATTATTATACCACGAATAATTTAATTAGTCCACCTACGTACATAAAAACTGCAACTATTTCTACTACAAATAATGCAAAGTCTTTCTCACGTAGTCCTGCGTATGCCCACAATCCTGAACCAATGAACCCGAACCACAGATTCAATGGAAAGATATTAAGACTTGTCAGTGCTATCCCGATCAGGCATAGTATTGTTCCTGTCCACTTCATCATGTTTCTTCTTCTTTCCAAAGATTGAATCCCAGTTATTATCAAACTTCTCTCTGTCTTGTATTGGTCTAGGTGTGTCACCCTTACCGTTACCGCATGGTCTATGCTTCATATTCTTCTTCAGGATATAAAATATTCATAGCTTGTTCAAACATCTTCTCTTCTTTAGAGGTTAAGTCGCCTTGCATTATTGCATAGTCCAAGGCATCTACATAAACACCGTCTGATAAATAAATACCATCAGCACCACACTCATCTTGATACATATCTCTGCACTTTAATTCTAAGTTATCTAAGTACTGCTCTGCTTGTTCTTTAGTTTTCATGTTCTCATTTCTCCGTTTCATCGACACGTTCTACTTCAGTCCAAGCTGCGAAGTGAACCACATCATCACCATCTTTAGAGTATGAATACATACCATCAATATGACCAAACCAATATACCTTACCTGCCTCAGCTTTAGGTGAAGCCACTGGCACTCTAGCATCATCATCAGTAATAATAAACTTATCACCTCGTTTTAAATCATACAGTTTCATTTAGTACCTCCTTTGCCCACTTAATGTGGTCTAGATTTTGCATACGAGCCTTGTCGTAACTCAGCTCAGGATAATCATTAGCTATTTCTTCCAACACTTTTTTATACTTTTCCATTGTTTCTAAAACTTTTTTATACTCATCTCTTGATAATTCTACACACTTATGATGTGCATCTCTGTGTAAATCTTTTACTTTCTCAAGATGTTCTATCTCTTCTGATGCTTCTTCTAACAAGTCTGCGATACGATCAGGTTCATTATTCTGTACTGACTTACGAGTATCAATCTGCCTACGTATCTCTGCTCTCTTTCTCAAACGATAAACTAAATCACTCATCATAAACCCTTATCGATAGACAGAACAATCGGTATGCTCTGTACGGTTGACCACTGTTAAAGTAATACTGATTCCAATACACCGGTGTGCCTTTGAACCAAGGTAACTTAACAAACTTAATCATCTCTTTACCTCCACCCCTTGTTGAACCCTGTAAGGGAATCTTTCTTCTAACCAAAAACATCTGCGATCATAGTCATCACTGATTGCTCTGTAACCTATCCATTTAACACCACTTTTAGTATAGCTAGTACAGTGAGTCATGTTATCTACATAGTGGTTCAGTGAACCATAAGCAAACCCACCCATGAATACAAATACAAAGAGCAGTGTTAAAAGGAAATCTCTCACAGTGTTTGCTCCTCCGGTGGCATCTCATCCATGCGACCAGTCATCCTACTGTAGAACAATCGACAAGCTTTACCAGTCAGTCCACTGAAACGATTCTTTAAAACCCTAACGTGAGTGGTGTTTCTCTCGATGATCTCAGGGTGCTGTCCGTTACGTTCCAATCCAATAACTACGTCACTTAGCTGTGCAATTGAACCTGAACCACGTAGCTGTGCCAGTGTCGTGGCTGCTCCTTCTTCGTGACCCTTATCATTAGGGCGTTTCAAGTGTGATACAACAAACAAACTGATACCTGTTTCCTGTACTAGCATGCGAAGCTTGGTCATAATCTCGTCAATTGCTTTACGTTCATCACCGGACTCTTGTGCAGATACAATGATACTCACGTGATCTACGAAAACATACTGACAATCCAACCCACGAGCCATAAACCGTACCCGATTAAGAATGTTATCGATAGAAGTGCTCCCAAAATGATCAAACAGGAATAGCCTATCAGTGCCAAGAGTCTTATCAAAAGCGTATCTTCGTTCATCGTCTGTCGCATTATTGTCCGGTAAATGTAAAGGTTTATTAACTGCCAAGCTCATCAATGATTGTGCTGTCTTCTTAACTGACTCTTCCAAGAACATCAAGCCGATGTTATCTTCTGAGTTATTCAAGATGTGCCATACAATCTCACGTAAGAATTGTGACTTACCTAGTCCTGAACCTGCTGTCACAGTAACTAGCTCACCCTTACGGATTCCGTATGTTAAATCATTAAGACCGTTGTATGGATACAACACATCAGCTTTCTCTACAGGTGCTGATACGATATCCCATAGTGTTGAACCTGCTACGATCCCATCAGGTACGTACTTGTCAGCGTTCCACCACTTCTCAATGAACAACTTAGTATCGTTGTTAAATGAGTAATCACATGCATCCTTATGCGTAGTACCTGTGTGCATGAACACGTGTGCTTTACTGCCGAACAATTCTGCTACTTCTTTACTTGCTTTAACACCCTGCTCATCAGCATCGAAGCAGATAACAATCTTCTCGAATGAATCTAGGTACTCATACTGGGCACGACAATCCTTCAACGCATTCCCTGCACCGTTACGAATAGACACAACAGGGTAACGTGAGCCGGTCATCTGATAGCAAGCCATTGCATCGAACTCACCCTCAGTAATCGTGATAGCTTTGCCACCCTTGGTGAACAGGTTCTGTCCAAACAACGTAGCTTCTGCCCATGCACCGTCACTGCTGAATGTCTTCTCTTTCTTTCCTCGCATCTTGGTAGCTACAAGAGTACCGTTGATGTCATAGTACGGAAAGTAGATCTTGTTATCATCCACTCTGACCCCGAATACTTCTGAAGTCTTCTGCACAATGCCACGTTTAGTGAACGGTATTACTTCAGCATCGTCAGGAATGCCCTTAAAACGCTCTGTATTCAATTTAAATTTATCCCTATAGGTAGGTATTACTGTATCATCGATCGCCTCTCTGACAGCCTTTGTGTTGGTCTGACAGCTAAAACAATACGTATGTCCATCACTGTATATACTTAACGCATCACTTGAACCACAATCTTTACATGGTCTGTGTGCTTTAACGACAGTGGAGGACTGCTTAACTTCGTACATTATCTTTCCTTAATGTTAGACAAGATTCTTTTGTATTCTTCCCAGTCTGATTCGAATCCTATCATTGCACTATCAGGATCGTTATAGATTTCAGGAAAGCTATCGTGTAAAGTATCTAAAAAGTTTAACCAGTTATCAATATCGACAACAATCTCGTTATTAAAATTCTGATTCATACATTCTATCGAATTGTCTTTTGTGATAGTAGTCTTTAATGTCTTCCATCACAGCATCATAGCCATAGAGATCAATCTTATCGACAATATCACTGATAGCAAAATGATATTCGTATTGTTCAGCTTCTAAAGTATCATCAAAGTGTAACATATAAGTCCTTATATAGTATGTTCTTACTTATATAGTATGTTTTTAACTTACATAGTACTATATAGTAATAGTGTATCATAAAATTACAGTGTTGTCTAGAGTTCTTTGTACTCTTCTGTATCTTCTTTCTCATCATTAGTTAGTAAGTCCTCACGTTCAAGTGTTGGTACATCTCTAACGATTGTGCTGTAACATTTTTGGCACATGTCAATGTACTCGTTAGTATGTATTGACTTTCGTGTGGATTCAAAGTCACTTAGGTTTTTATCACAGCAAATGCATCTCATACTTTACCCCCTTGAGTAATCCATTCTAGAATTGATTCAATGTAATCAAGCTTACCTTGCAGTGCTACTTTACCATCACTAGCGTATTGTTGTTTCATTAAATAGATTGTTGATTCCATGTCTGATAAAAGCTTTTCCATGATTTCTTTTCTGTTCATATTAAACATTCTCCTACCTTATTGTAAGCCCATGTATAGGCATCATCTCGCTTGTTAAAAACTTTCTTCATTACTATTGTATCACATCTGAAGCGAGAGTCAAGTGCTAGTAACTTATCACGTTCCCATTCACATTTCACGATACGAAATAAGTTGTTATCTTCGTCTAATATACGGTAAATCTTCATAACTTTTCAGTCCTCCGCTTAAATGATTCAAGAGTTAATGGTGCATGAATCTTTAACCATTCGATCAATTCCCAGTACTGCTCTTCAAGTTTATCATACGATTGTTCAAGCTCAACAGATTTATACGACATAATTCCTCCAAATATAAATGCTCATGTGAATAATAACATACGTTGAGGTCAAAAGCAATAGCCAATATGCTTGACGTTCATGCTTACGGTTCACCTTTTCCTCTTCTAAGAATTGCTTACGATGTTGCTCTCCAAAATCATACATGTTATTCTCCTAGTTTAAACGCAAATTTCACAATCGAACGTGACGTGCAACAACTAGGGTGAGCATCATACGCAACACCGTCGATAACAGCGAAGGCATGTCGAGATTTAACGATAACGTATCTGCCTTTAGGATTCTCTTTTATAAACGTGGATAGTGTTTGCTTACGTATCACGTCACTCGCTACTGTCTTATATTTATCCTTTGTAATATCCTTTAACACTGCCAAGAGCGTGATAATCGTAACACCCTTACCCCATCTACGTCCATGCTTTAAAAACGTCTTATGCACCGTTTTATATGGTTTAGACAATGCGATACTTGTTGCACGTACTGAACAATCATTGGATTCGCTTGCATATTCCCAATCAGTTTCAGCATTCTTAGAACGTGGGTCTTCCATTATGAATTTCATATTATATAATTTTCCTATTTGTTAGTTTTTCAACCATGCGGATAAAATCAGCATTGCCCATTTCAGTTATAAAATAATCAATCATTTCAGCGATATCAGCGTGATACTTATCCTTATCGTCGAGAATCATTTCGACAATTCTATCGTGATGCTTAGCACGTATAGCATCGTCTAGCTTTGGCAAGTCATTGTATTCAAATAATGTTCGCATGTTATCCAATCCTTTCCTGTAATTTAAGACATTCCTGTAATTCTACCTCAAGTTTATCTAAGTGAGCAAGCCCATATTTTCTAGCATCGACAATGCTCTGTTTAATCTCACGTTCACGTGCGAACAAGCCCAATAAGAGTACTACTCGTTCACGTGCAGTCAATTCAATTGCTTTAATCATTTCAAGTATTCCATAAATTTAATGTATTACGTTGCATTGTAGCATTAATTTGTTTTGCTATTGCATCCCCTTCAATATCTTTTATCCATCCAAAACCACACCATATGCCATTTATCCTTTGTTGATCTAAAGTAATACCATTTTCACCCCAATAGATTTCGATCAACGTATCCCCTTTATTCACTCGCTCCAATGCTCTAGTAAATACTTGCTTTTGACTAGGCTTTTTACCTTGAAAAACTATCTCTTGTGCAATATGGTTCATTATTTCACCTCAATGATATCGTAAATATTAGAATCTAAATCCTCTTCTCTCCAACATGTAAAATCTAAATCACCGTTGTTAAATTGAGCTTGAATATCCTCTACTGATTCCGCTTCGATTTCAGCTTGATAGTAGATTGTGGACGCTACTATAACTTTATATTTTTTCATTATACTTTTTCCTCCTCTTCATAATCTTCACTCACATAAGTAAAATTGTTTTTCTTAGCTATCTTTTCTAGTGCAGGTAAGCAAGCATGGTAAAGCTCTTCGCTTGAGAATGTCGCTACCTTTTCAGCATAAATGCTTTTGTACTCAAAATATACTGTGATTTTCATATTACCCCTTTACTGATAAAATTTTAATTACTTTAGCCATTTTAACGCCGTGAGCTTTATAGGCAATGACTGAAACGTCCTTACTATAACATGCTCTGCACCCGTTGCATTTTCCTTCATGCTCATAAGCCCTACAAATAAACTCATCACCTTGCAATTGTAACTCATCCGAAAAAATAACGCTTGTTGTATTCCCTGCTACTCTTGAGCCGTCTACCTCATCACTAGAATATCTTATAACAACATTAGGCAATTGCTCTAGCTTAGACAAAACTTGCTTAAACTTATCAAATTTATGCATGCGAGTAGGTATCCAAAACTTGCACCAAGTAGCACGTGAGCATAATTCTAGAATCTTTTCCGCTAAATCGATAGAGTACATGTCACCGCTATCGAAGAATCTAAAGTATCTTGATGAGTCTAAAGCCGTTACCATGTCACTCACCCATGTATCACGTTTCCAGTCTTGCTTATTAAATTCTCTTGGAGCTTTCACATTGGGAAAACGATAATTACCCGTTGTTGCGTAGCACCCTTGGCAAGCAGGTACTAGATTGCCGTCCTTACCAATTGAACCTTGGCAGGTATCCAAGGCGTTAAGTGACCAAGACATTATCCCGTCGAGTTTACTAGTCTTACTTAGTTTTACAGTCATTTTATTCCTCCTCAATTCTTACAATGTATCCATCATACAAGTATTCTCCGCAAGACTCAATAGCATCATCTTGCGAGTCAAAACTATCCGCTTCTCTCCAAGGTGATAACTCATCGATTTTGTAATATATAACGTACATATTAAAACCCTCCAATGTATACGAATGCGAGAATGCCTCCAATTGTAGCACCTAGAATAGACGAACCTAGGATATCATAAATTGAAACGTTTTGGTATTGCTTTAGTTGTTGCTTAGTCATAAAACCCCCGATTAGTTGATATATAAAAATTCATTGTCAAATTTATAGTGCACTGGCTCATTTTCAGACATTCTAATAAAAATTGCAAGAGCGTCCTTCTTAACCAATTGCAAGTATTCACCATCATGCTTGTTATATGCAACATAGCCATAAACCGCCTTCGCTTTTTTGATATCCTTTAGTAGCGTCTTAACTGTATTCATTTTGTAACCCTTTCTTGTTGTTGATGTAATGAATTATAGGCATGTTTTTAAATAAGTCTAATTGTATTTATTAATGATACTCATGAGCTTGATAGTTTAATTCTATCGTTGATTAATGGCATGAATACTTGAGTACAGTGTAGGGTTATTTATACAATGATATCAATACGTTATAGTATATATAATTATATAATGTTATTAGATAAACTATTAAGACTTTAAGTGTTGCAGGTTACTCGATAGGATACGTTATAGGGTGCATCATAGACTCTCATGTCTTACATCTTATGTCATATGTCTTATGTGTTATATCTTATGTCTTATATAAGACTATAAAGTTATCGACAATGACTATAAAGTTATCGGGGGAGGGGGTGCACGTGGTAGTATATATTAATGATCCCTCATAAGCACCCAAAAAGGAAAACCAAGGAAACCTCTTTAAACGCTCTCTATTGAGTTTTATGAGTCCACCCTATCCTAGGTATTACTTTATATTGATAATTGCTCTAAGAGGCTCTAATGACCTCTAAAGGACTATGTTCACCAGAGGCTAAGATGTGCACCGTAGGCTACATTAGAGTACATCTACTATGTTAGTAGTCACTAACGTCTCTAACTCAGCTTCCCTATACCCAAGAACTCCTCCGCATAGTAAGGACATATGTACGTTTATTCGAACATTTCGTACACATCACTATGAACGTGTACACATAATGTACCTATCTATGTATCGTATACTATACAATTCTTACTAAGTGTATACTTTAAGAAACACTATGAAAATAAAGTTCACAAAGTACTTGACAAATCAATAAAAGTATGATATAATACTACTATAGAGCATAGAAGTAACTTAGTAAGTAATAACTATATTAATAATATAACTATATAAGTTAACTTTAAAGCAACATCAAAGTAAACTTTAAAGTAACTTTAGTAGTAACATTAAAGTAGATCTCCTTAAAGGAAAAAGATTGAAAGAAGACAATAACAATACAGTGTCTATCAACATCAAAGATCCTGTCTTAGAACCAACAAAGCCTCGGAGAGGAAGACCACCGAAGGCACTTGTCGAATCTAAGAAGATGGGCAATAGAGGTAAAGTTGGTAGACCAGCAGGAGACGCTGCTAGAATTCAAGAGATGAAAGCTAGACTCTTGAGTACTACAGGTAACAAGGTTATTAATAAGATTGTGTCTATTGCTATGGACGACAATCATGCAGGACAGATGGCAGCATTGAAGATGTGTATGGATCGTGTCTTACCTACATCCCTGTTTGAGAAGGATGCTAAAGGTCAAAGGAATGCAGTCACGATTAACATCACAGGTATTGGTGAAGCTAAGGTAGAAGCAGCAGAAGTTATAGATAATGACTACGAGGACGTAGACTATAATGAATCTTAACTTTGAACTACTCCCTTGGCAGAAGCAGGTGTACGGTGACGACACTCGCTTCAAAGTAATTGTAGCTGGACGACGTTGTGGAAAGTCAAGACTCTCTGCAGTATCTCTACTCGTAGAAGGTCTACGCTGTCCACAAGGTAGTGCAGTAATGTACGTAGCACCCACTCAAGGGCAAGCCCGACAGATTATTTGGGATCTCTTGATGGAACTCGGAAGAGAGGTGATCTCATCTAGCCACGTTAACAATATGGATATTACTCTGATCAATGGAGCTAAGATCTATGTTCGTGGTTCTGACCGTCCGGATACGCTACGTGGTGTTTCTTTAACGTATCTAGTATTGGACGAAGTAGCTGACATTAAAGCAGATACTTGGGAAAAGGTTCTAAGAGCTGCTCTGTCGGACAAGAAGGGTAAAGCTTTATTTATTGGTACACCTAAAGGACGTAACTGGTTCTACGATATGTATAACCTAGGTGAATCAGGTGACGATGAAGAATGGAAGTCTTGGCACTTTACTACCAAAGACAATCCACTCATCGATCCAAAAGAGATTGACAATGCAAAGAAGACTCTAAGTTCATTTGCATTTAAACAAGAATACGAAGCAAGCTTTGATAATGCTGGTACTGACACCTTCAAAGAAGAATGGTTGAAGTTCGGTGAAGAACCTAACGATGGTAACTACTACATCGCTATCGACTTAGCAGGATTCGAGAACTTATCGATGAATGCTCAGGCTAAGAAAAGACTTGACCAGACAGCTATTGCAGTTGTTAAAGCCACAGAAGATGGTAAATGGTTTGTTCGGAAAATCGAACATGGACGTTGGGATATCAAAGAGACTTGCCAACGCATTATAAAGAACATTAAAGCGTTTCAACCTGCTGGTGTAGGTATAGAACGAGGATCACTTAAAAACGCAGTGTTGCCCTATTTAAGCGATCTGATGAGGTCTAACAATGTGTATGCTCATATTGAAGACTTGACGCACGGAAACAAGAAGAAAACTGAACGTGTTATCTGGGCTTTGCAAGGACGCTTTGAACACGGTAAAGTTATTCTAAACGAAGAAGAAGACTGGGATCATTTTAGGGACGAGTTTGTTATGTTCCCTACTACTGGTGTTCATGACGACTTACTAGATGCTTTAAGTTATATTGATCAGTTGGCTGTAACAAGTTACTTTGCTGATGATGATCAAGAAGATTTAGAACCACTCGACTGGATATCCGGTTATTAAACGAGGAAGACATGGCAGAAAACTACGAAGATAATAAAGAATACGAAGTTACAGAATCTGATAAAGAGATTGTTAGCTTTGTTGTTGGTCACTGTGATAAGTGGCGAGATCATCGTGATGTAAACTACCTAGACGATTGGGACGAATACGAAAGATTGTTCCGTGGTATCTGGGCTGCTGAAGATAAGATGCGTGAATCAGAAAGATCACGTATTGTTACTCCTGCATTGCAACAAGCTATTGAAGCTAAACAAGCTGAGATCAGTGAAGCAGTGTTCGGACGTGGTGAGTTTTTTGATATTGTTGACGACAAACAAGATATCAACCCAGCAGATGTAGAACTAACCAAGCAACAAATGCACGAAGACTTCAAGCGTAGCAAGATTAAGAAATCATTAGATAATATCATCCTACTTGGTGAGTTATTCGGTACAGGTATTGGTGAAATCACTATCAAAGATACGACTGTATTAGCTCCAGCTACACAACCAATCCCCGGTGCTAACGTAGCAGCTATCGGAGTTACAGAAAAGCAGCAGTTCTTAGTTGAACTAAACCCTATTCACCCACGTAACTTCCTTATTGAGCCTAACGCACGTACAGTTGACGACGCTTTAGGTGTTGCAGTAGAAGAATATATGTCGTTCCATACGATTGTTAAGGGCATGGAAGACGGAATCTACCGTAAATGTGACATACAACCTAGCTATTCTACCACAGATCTTGAAAGAACACAAGAAGATGTAAACTATCAAGACGGTAAGCTACGTGTTATTCGCTACTACGGTCTAGTTCCACGTGAATACCTAGAGCAATTAGAGAATGAAGAAGGTGAAGTAGTAGATTTATTCCCTGAAGACTCAGCAATGGATGACTATGCTGACTTAGTTGAAGCTATTGTAGTGATTGCAGACGATGCACACCTACTTAAAGCTGAAGCTAACCCTTACATGATGAAAGATCGTCCTATTGTAGCCTACCAAGCTGACTCTATGCCCGGTCGTTTCTGGGGACGTGGTACAGCTGAGAAGGGCTACAACATGCAGAAGGCTGTTGACGCACAGATTCGTGCTCACTTAGACAGCTTAGCCCTAACTACTGCACCAATGATGGCTATGGACGCTACTCGCCTACCACGTGGTGCGAAGTACGAAGTTAAAGCAGGTAAGAACCTACTAGTTAACGGTAATCCTAACGAGATTATGATGCCGTTTAAGTTTGGTAACACTGATCCTGCTAACATGCAGACAGCTCAAACATTCCAGTCTATGCTTTTACAAGCTACAGGTACTATGGACTCAGCATCTATGCCTTCACAGGTAGCTGGTGGTGAAGCTTCTGGTGCAGGTTTGTCTATGGCTTTGTCTGGATTGATGAAGAAAAACAAGCGTACCTTGATTAACTTCCAAGAAGACTTCTTGATTCCATTTATTCAGAAAGCTGCTTGGAGATTCATGCAATTTGATCCTGAGAGATACCCAGTTCAAGACTTTATCTTCTTACCTGTGTCTTCTATGGGTATGGTCGCACGTGAATACGAACAACAACAGATGGTTGGCTTGATGCAGACTCTAGGCAACAGCCCAATTACTCCAGTATTGTTGCAAGGTATCATCAAGTCTTCAAGCTTATCAAATCGTGAAGAGATTATTGCTCAACTTCAAGCAATGTCTCAGCCAGATCCACAAGCTCAACAATCTCAGATGCTTGATATGGCAGCTAAGGAAGCAATGGTTCAGAAAGCTCAGGCAGAAGCTGCTAAAGCTATGGCTGAAACTCAGAAGATTGGTGTACAAACTCAGTACATCCCTGCTGAAGCCCAAGCTAAGTTACTAGCTGCAGCTTCTAAGAATACTTCTGATCCAATGGCTGATGAGTTTGAGAAGCGTATGAAGCTAATGGATCGTGTGATTAAGGTAGAAGATATTGCTTCTAATGAAAGAATCGCAGAGTTACAAAATAAAAATAAAGTTGTAAATATGTAACAAAGTACTTGACTTTTGGGGAAAAGTATGTTATAATAGTTACACGTATAACACATATTAACTCCAAAGTCAAGGAAAAAGTTAATGAATAGAGAACTACAAGATTACTACGAAGAACGATTTTCAATGTGTTCTTCACAAGGCTGGAAACAACTCATAGAAGATGTTCAGCTAATGAAGCCTGAAGTAGAAAGCATCAAAGGTGCTAATACTTTAGAGCAGTTACATTTTAAGAAGGGTGAGTTATCAATTATTAATTGGTTACTTAACCTAGAAAGTGCAAGCAGAGAAGTCTACGACCAGCTTCAAGGAGAGGCTGATAATGGCTAGACGATTGTTTGACTTTCAATGCAAGGACAAGCACAACACTGAACGATTCGTGGATGAAACGGTAACCGTTGTTGAGTGTAGTGAATGTGGTGACACAGCTAGTAAGGTAATTACAGGTTGTGGCATTTATCTTGAACCCTTTTCAGGGGATCACCCATCGAGTTATGACCGGTGGAATCGTGTTCGTGCTGAGAAGCTGGCTCAAGAGAAGAAGCGTAACTCATAAGTGTGCTCTTGACACCGAGTTATTTTTAAGAATCCTAGAATCGCATAGCGACAGGAGATACAAATGGCTGAACTAATCGAACTGCAAGACGAAGAATCATTTAACCAAGACGACACAACTAGTGTCAATGAGACTCCTCAAGAGGATAACTCTCAAGACCTACAAGAAGAGGTTGTAATACCAAGTAAGTATCAAGGCAAATCCCTAGAGGAAATTGTTAAGATGCATCAAGAAGCTGAAAAGCTCATTGGTAGACAAGCCCAAGAAGTTGGTGAAGTTAGGAAGTTAGCTGATGAATTGATTAAGCAACAACTCGAAGCAAGGGTAAAACCTAAAGATACAGAACAGCCTGTGGCTCAAGAGATTGATTTTTTTGACGATCCAAAACAAGCAGTGAATCAGGCAGTGGAGAACAACCCAGTTCTCAAACAGATGCAAGAGCAACTAGCTCGCCAAAAGCAACTAGAAGCACTAGCAGTGATTGAGAAGAAACACCCTGATTTTGTTGACGTAGCAAAGAGCAATGAGTTCAATGAATGGATTCAAGGTTCAAAGGTACGTAAGCAATTGTATGATGCAGCTAATAACTATGATGCTGACGCAGCTTTAGAATTGTTAGACACTTATAAATCCTTACGAGGAATTAAAGAGCAGACTATCCAGTCAGCTGATGAAGGTGTTAAACAAGTTGGAGAGCAGCAACGCAAACAAGCTATTAAAGCAGCTGGTGTACAAACTGGCGGTACTGGAGAATCATCAAAGCCAACTTACAGATATGCAGATATTATGAAGCTAATGATGTATGACCGTGAACAGTACAATGCAAGAGCCGATGAGTTCTTACAAGCGTACCAAGAAGGTCGCATCAAAGGTAGACCAAATTAATTAACTAGGAGATTTAAAAATGGCATTAGGATCAGGACATCAAACAGTAACAACTGCAGCTAAGTTCGTACCAGAAGTCTGGAGCGACGAAGTTGTAGCAACATACAAGAAACAACTAGTAGCAGCAAACCTTATCAAAAAGATGAGCTTCAAGGGTAAGAAAGGTGACGCAGTTCACATTCCTAAACCGGGTCGTGGCTCAGCTAACGCTAAGGCAGCTAACACACAAGTTGTATTAAACACAGACACAGCAACTGAAGTTATCGTTAACATCGATCAACATTGGGAATTCTCAATCATGATCGAAGATATCGTAGCTGCTCAAGCTTTGGCTTCTATGCGTCAGTTCTACACAGACGACGCTGGTTACGCTTTGGCTCGTAAAGTTGACTCATTGATCCTTGAATTGGGTCGTGGTGTTAACGGCGGTGACGGTACAGCTGCTTACACTGGTGCTTACTCAGGTGCTGACGGTACAACTGCTTACACAGGTACTGCTGGTGCATTGACTGACGCAGCTATCCGTCGCTCTATTCAGCGTTTGGATGACAGCGATGTACCAATGGACGGTCGTTTCTTGATCGTTCCTCCATCAACACGTAACACATTGATGGGTATTCAGCGTTTCACTGAGCAAGCTTTTGTAGGTGAAGCCGGTTCAAGCAACACAATTCGTTCAGGTGAAGTTGGTAACGTTTACGGTGTACCAGTATTCGTTTCTAGCAACGCTGACGCTGCAACTGACGGTGATCGTATCTGCTTGTTAGGTCACAAGGACTTCGCAGTTCTAGTTGAGCAAATGGGCGTACGTACTCAAACTCAATACAAACAAGAATATCTTGGTGATTTGTTCACTGCCGATACATTGTTCGGTGTTAAAGAGTTGCGTGACGGTTCTGCAGTAGCTTTGGCTGTTCCAGCTTAAGTTGTTGTAGTCTGATTGATCCCTCTTCGGAGGGGTCTTTCTTAAGGGCTCTGCGGAGTCTTTAACAAAGACAAGGAGTTTCAAATGGCGAAGTTCAAAGATAATGCTACTGGGAATGTATTTGAGTTTGTATCCCAACATGACATCGACACAATGCGTAAGCATCCTGAATATACAGAAGTTAAAGAACAAGAAGTAAAAACATCTAAGAAAACAAAGCAACCAGAGGAAGTTTAAATGGCTATATATCGTGGAGCAGGTGGTGCTGGTGATGCTGTTAATGATTCTTCTTCAGAAGCAGTTATAACAGTCACAGCTAGAGATGAGGCAATTGCTGCTAAAAACGCTGCTCTTGCTGCTCAAGCTGCTGCAGAGTTAGCTGAAACCAATGCTGAACTTGCAGAGACTAATGCAGAAACAGCAGAGACTAACGCTGAGACTGCTGAGACTAATGCAGAAGCGGCATCCGCTATTGCAATTGCATCTAAAGATGTTGCTATTACTCAAGCTTTCAACGCTGCTAGTTCAGCTTCAGCTGCTAGTACTTCTGCTTCTAATGCCTCTAGCTCTGCTAGTGCTGCTAATACATCAGCTACTAATGCTGCAACTAGTGAGACCAACGCTTCTAGTTCTGCCTCTGCTGCTGCTACATCAGCTACTAACGCAAGTAATTCTGCTACTGCTTCCGCTTCTTCAGCTTCAACAGCGAGTACACAAGCAAGCAACGCATCATCTTCTGCTTCAGCAGCTGCCACTTCCGCATCTAATGCTGCTACAAGTGCAACAAATGCAAGTAACAGTGCCTCAACTGCTACAACACAAGCAGGTATAGCTACTACTCAAGCTACTAATGCAGCGTCTAGTGCTACTGATGCACAGACAGCAGAGACTAACTCTATTGTTTCTGCTGAATTAGCTCAAGACTGGGCTACTAAAACTTCAGGTACTGTAGCAGGTGGTGAATACTCTGCTAAATACAATGCTCAATTAGCTGCTACATCAGCATCTAATGCTTCTACTGCAGCATCTAATTCTTCAACAAGTGCAAGCAATGCTGCTACATCAGAAACTAACGCTGCTTCTTCAGCAGCTAGTGCAGCTTCTCTTTATGATTCTTTTGATGACCGTTACTTAGGTGCAAAGACATCAGATCCTACAGTAGATAATGACGGGAATACTTTAGTTACTGGTGCTTTGTATTTTAATACAGGTATTGGTTTAATGAAAGTTTATAACGGATCAACTTGGTTAGCAGCTTTTGCATCCTTGTCTGGTGCGTTAATTGCTTCTAATAACTTATCAGATTTATCGGATACAGCAGCAGCAAGAACAAACATTGGTTTAGGTAACGTCACAAATGAATCTAAAGCAACAATGTTTACAACACCAACATTCACTGGGTTATCTACATTCAATAACGGTGTACAGATTGATGGAAACTTAACTGTTTCAGGCACAACTGTAACTCTTAATACTACAGACTTAGCTATTGAAGATAATATGATTTATCTTAACAATGGATCTGCTGTATCAAACCCAGACTTAGGTATTGCTGGTAACTATAACGATGGTACATATCGTCATGCAGGTATCTTTAGAGATGCTACTGATGGATATTGGAAAGTTTATAAGAACTATACATTAGAGCCAGATGCTTCAGCGTTTATCGATACAAGTCATGCTTCTTTTGCTTTAGCTGATATACAAGCAGAAAACTTTAGAGGTGCTTTAGTAGGTAATGTGACAGGAAACGTAACAGGTAACGTATCAGGCAATGCAGGTACAGTTACTAACGGTGTTTACTCTAGTGGTTCTTATGCAGATCCAGCTTGGATAACAAGTCTTGCTGAGACTAAAGTACTTCCTGTTCAAACAAGTAACTCAGGTAAATACTTATCAACAAACGGTACTTCAACTTCTTGGCAGAACGTACCAGCAGGGTATACTGATACAAACGCAAGAGCTGCTATCTCAGCTACTGCTCCAGTCTCATACTCATCATCTACTGGTGTTATTAGCATGGCTGCTGCATCTACATCAGTTAATGGCTATTTAACTTCTACTGACTGGAATACATTTAACGGTAAGTATTCTACTGGCGGTGCTTTAGGTACTCCTTCTAGCGGTACGTTAACTAACTGTACAGGCTACACATACGCTAACTTATCGGGTACTGTTCCTACATGGAATCAGAATACTACTGGTAATGCTGCTACTGCTACGACTGCAACAACAGCTACAACATTAATAACAAATGCTTATCAAACAGGTTTAAACTTTACTGGTGTTTTAGCACTTGCAGGCAGCGGAGCAACTACAGCAAATTCAATAGGTGCAAGACTTAGTGAAAGTTATGGACCATATTGGAATTTAGGTGATAGTGCTACTTGGCATTACCAAATTATGAATGGTTCTTTACTTGTTGGTATTGCTGCTGGTGGAACAAATCACGGAAGCGGTAATATCAAATGCTCTGGAAGTATAACAGCTTCTGGCAACATAACAGCTTACTCTGATGAACGCTTAAAGAAAGACTGGGCTGATTTATCTCCTACATTCTTAGAAGACTTAGCTAAAGTTAAATACGGTACATATACTCGTATTGATTTAGGTGAAAGACAGGTAGGTGCTTCTGCTCAGGATATGCAAAAGATTCTTCCTGAGTCTGTATTAGATGGTGAACACTTATCATTAGCATACGGTAACGCTGCTCTTGTAGCTGCTATTGAATTAGCAAAGCAAGTAGTAGAATTGAGAAAAGAAATCGAACTGTTAAAGGCTAAGTAATGCCATTACCATCATCAGGTTCTCTAACAATGGCTCAGATTAATGCTGAGTTCGGTAGAGGAAACGACTTAAATTCTTATCGTGGAACTACTTGGTACACAGCTGCTGGTGGTTCAGGTACATTTCCTACTGGAGCTATTAGCTTCAGTGATTTCTATGGTAAACAATTAGCAAGTCCTGCTTTTAACTTTACTATTTCAGCTCATCAAAATCAAGCTAACCTAAGAACTCTTGCAGTAAATGCTGGGTGGAATCAATCGTCACCTGTTACTGCAACTATTGCTAGTGGTATTTATATTTATTCTACCGATATTAACGTAGCTGCTTTAACTATTAATGGATCATTTCCTAATGGTGTAACCTTAGTCAATAATGGTTATATTATGGGTCAAGGTGGAAATGGTGCTTCTGCTACTGGGTCAGCTTATAACAGCATATCTAGCGGACAAAATGGAGGAGCTGGTATTTCTCTTGGTGTTTCTTGTACCATTTTTAACAATAGTTATATTGCTGGAGGCGGTGGTGGCGGCGGAGGCGAAGGTCAAACTGGTCAATACGGATCTAATTCGCTAGGAGGAGCAGGTGGTGCTGGTGGTGGTACAGGTGGTACGAATTACAATTCGTTGAATACTGGTGCTCCATATACAGCTGGCGGTGCTGGTGGTGGTTTAGGAGCTTCTGGTGCTAATGGAAGTTTTGCTGTTGGATCTTATACTGACCACGGGTCTGGAGGAGGTGGTAGGATTTTCCCTTCTTCTAGAACAACACAAGTCAATGCCAGAGCAACTGGAGCTAACCCGGGTTTAGGTGGTTCTGGTGGTGGTACAACAATAAAAGCAGTAGCAGATACTTATGGCGGTGCACCTCAAGAAGCTGGCTCTTCAGCAAGTGCAAGTGCAGGAGTTACTGGTGGCGGTGGAGGTGGTTGGGGTGCTTCAGGTGGTTCAGGATATAATGCAGTAGGTCTTTATGTAACTGCTGTTTATATTGCACCTTTTGGAGCAGGTGGAAAAGCCGTAGCTCTTAATGGAAATAGTGTTTCGTGGGGAGCTACTGGAAATAGATATGGAGCTATATCGTGATAGAAATCATAAAAGTATTAAACCCTGTAACAGGCGAATATACAGATTGTGCAAATATAGAAGAAGCTAAAATTGAGATGTGTAAATTAGCTACCAGTATTTATTTACAATATTCACACAACACACCATTAATAAAAGTTTTAATAGATGAAAACGGATTTGAGCATTGGTCAGGGATAGATAACGGTACTGAGTTACCTGTAGAATATTTATTAGAGGGAGTTAAGGATGCGAAATCTATTAACTAAAACACAATTTGACATTGCCTCAATACCAGAATCTTGGAATAACGTAGAAGATTTTTATGATTGGTGGGTACAAGCTGGTTGTCCTTTTTTATTTCCAAAGAATGTTGAAGTATTTAAGTCAGATGATGCAACAGCTGTTTGTGTTTTTAGAAAAGGACAGTTTCAAATTGAATTGTATTTAATTCATGCACAACCAAAAGTACCTATTCATGAGCATCCTAATGTGGAAGTAATTAAAGTAAGAGCGTCTGAAGATTTATTAGAGCCTAGTCCAGTTCTCCATAATGGACAATCTCACGGAGCTGGTATGCGTCTTGAAGGAGCTGCTGTAGGATTTCCATTATTTGCTGTACAACATTGGAAAAAGAATTTAATACCAACAACAGTGGCTGCTCAATGGAAGGGCAAAACTGTTGGTCATTTGCAAGAAAACTTAATACGAAGATTTTACCCTAATGCTTTAGTACTTGATGGATATGCTGACGTAACAAAAACAATGGACTATTTAGAGGAACTTAAAAATGCCAAGAGTGCTTGAAACAGAGGTAATGAATGAGCCTCTACAAGTAGATGCTTACTCTGAGTTTGATAAGACTCCTATTATAAATATTTATTTATCAAAATTAAATCTTAACTCAGAAGGTTCTGTTTTAGATATTGGATGTGGCTCAGGTGACTACTTCCCTAGTCTAACTACTGCATATCCTAACGTATTGTTTACAGGTATTGATGCTTCTATTAACATGCTTGAAAAAGCTAAAAGCAAGATTACAGCTAATGTAACTTTAGAAAATAGAAACATACCTGACTTAACTATTACTCAGAAGTATGATGGCATTATTAGTAGTATGTTACTGCACCAATTAGCTAACCCTAGTGTTCTTTGGGATACTGTAAAACAAGTAGGCAAAGAAGGTACTAAAGTATTAATAATGGATATGGTCAGAGTAGAAGATCTAGAAACTAGAACAGCTATTCTGAATGAATACGCTCCATCAGATAAGTTTAAACAGTTTAGAATAGATTTTGATAACTCTATGAAAGCTGCTTTTACTGTTTCAGAAGTAGAACAACAACTACAAGAAGCTAATTTGAACAGCTTAGAAGTATCTACTTTAGATTTACCTGCTTCATGGCAATTATTATTTATTACAGGCACATTATGACAACAGAAAACGGTGTAGACCTCTACAAATACGGTAAGCTTACTGCTCAGGTAGAAGCTATGGAAAAGAAAATAGACAAGCTAGAGTCTGGGATGGAAGAACTGCTAGAGTTAGCTAATAAGTCTAAAGGCGGATTCTGGATGGGTATGGTCATTGCTTCTGGAGTTGGTGGTATTATCACTTACATAACAAGTCATTGGACAGTTAAATGAGAGAACTAACAGTTGGTAAGAACTTAACAGCAGGTGTAAGTAACACTGTGTATACAGTACCTAAAGGCTGTAAAGCTATCGCTACATTATTGTTCATTGCTAACGGTGGTGGTTCTACAGCATCGGTATCATCAGGATGGCATGATGTTAGTCAACCAGCTACTATTGTTATCTCTGGAGCTAAGTCAGTTGGAGGCGGTGAAGTATTACAGTTCAATCAAGGACGCATGGTAATGGATGAGTATGATTACGTAACAGTTACTCCAGCAGCAGGTTCAACATTCTCAGTTATACTGACTATGGAAATTCATCAAAACACATCTTATCAGAATGGATCATAATTATGCCACTAGCTAAAGGTAAGTCAGACAAGACAGTTAGTAAAAACATTAGAATGATAGTTAAAGAAGGTCGTCCTCAGAAGCAAGCAGTAGCTATTGCACTGCAAAAAGCTGGTAAATCACTTCCTCAACGTGGCGGACGTACTGCCAAGAATAAGGCTAAGAAATGAAACAAGGTTTATATGCCAACATCGCAGCCAAGAAAGCTCGTATCAAGGCTGGCTCAAATGAGAAGATGCGTAAGGTAGGCTCTAAAGGTGCTCCTTCAGCTAAGGATTTTAAGGATGCTGCTAAGACAGCTAAGAAAAAGAAATGAAAAAAGACTCTAGACTAGAACGTGCCGGTGTAGCTGGGTATAATAAACCTAAGAAAACACCAAGCCACCCCACTAAGTCACACGTAGTTGTGGCTAAAGACGGTGATGAAGTTAAGACAATTAGATTCGGTCAGCAAGGTGTTAAAGGTAGTCCTGACGGATCAGCTAGAAATAAAGCATTCAAAGATAGACATGCTAAGAACATAGCTAAGGGTAAAATGAGTGCTGCGTACTGGGCTGATAAAGTAAAATGGTAAAATAAAGCTTGACTTTTTAAATAAAGTATGTTATAATATACACAGAAAAACAGGAACACTATGAATTATATCGGTTTAGTTAACAACGTACTAAGAAGACTACGTGAAACTGAGGTTTCATCCGTAGCAGATAACGCTTATTCAAAGCTTATTGGTGAGTTTGTTAATGATGCTAAGAGACAAGTAGAAGACGCTTATGCTTGGAATGCATTATCAGATACTCTAACAGCTGTAACATCTAACGGTATCTTTAACTATGTATTAGTAGGCTCAGGTCAACGCTTCCGCATCGTAGATGTTATTAACGATACTGATGATTTTAATCTCAAATATCAAACAGTACAGGAGATGAACCGTTTATTCTTGATGAGTTCAAGCGAGTCAGGATCACCAAGATACTATAACTTTAACGGTACAAACGTTAACGGAGATACTCAGGTAGATATTTACCCTATCCCTGATAAGGTTTATAACGTACGATTCAACGTAATTAAACCACAGCCTAAGCTAGTAGCTGACGCTGATATTCTATTAGTACCTGAAGAACCTATTATCTTTAATGCTACAGCAAGAGCTATTGCAGAACGTGGTGAAGATGGTGGTATTCAGTCTAACGAAATGTATGCAATCTATAATCAATCTTTGGCTGATGCTATTGCAATTGAAAGCAGCAGATACGAAGAAGAAGGTCAGTGGTTCGCAAGCTAATGGCTGAACAACTACTAACAGGATCAATCGCTGCTCCGGGTTTCTTCGGTTTAAATACCCAAGACTCGTCAGTTCAGTTGTCGTCTGGTTTTGCACTAGAGGCTAATAACTGCGTAATCGATCGCTACGGTCGTATCGGTGCACGTAAAGGGTGGACTCCAGTGAATACCACTGCAGCGTCTACAGGTGACTTTAAAGCTATCTATGAGCTAGTTAAAGATGACGGTATTGAAGTTATTTCAGCAGCTAACAATAAGTTATACACAGGTACTACAACTTTAACTGAAAGAGTTATCCGTAACGGTACAGACACTGGTAATTTATCATACACTATAAGTAATGATAACTGGCAGATTAGTGGTATGCCTTATGATACAGGAGCTACTCCATCAGGTCATGCTATTTTAGTACAAGAAGGTCATCCTGCTTTACTATATCACAAGTTAGGTGCTACAGCACATGCTCATACAGGTGCTTATGGATTACAAAGACTTGGAGATATTGCTACTAATTTACCTGTCGGACATACTGTAACTAGCTTTACTCCTAACTGTGTTATGACATCTTACGGTAGAGTCTGGGTTGCTGATATCTCAGGTGATAGACAAACAGTTTACTTTAGTGATTTACTTAACCCAGCTGAATGGAAAACAGGTACTTCAGGGTACTTAAACATCAGTGAAGTTGTTCCTAATAACGATCCTATTGTAGCATTGGCTGCTCACAATGGATTCTTAATTATATTCTGTACTAAACATATTGTCATATATGCTAATCCAGTTGACCCATCACAGTTAACATTATCAGATACTATTGAAGGTGTTGGGTGTATTTCTAGAGATTCAGTTCAATCTATTGGTACTGACTTGTTGTTCTTATCTAGTACTGGTGTTCAGTCTTTACAACGTGTTATTCAAGAGAAGTCATTACCGTTCAGAGATGTATCAAAGAACGTACGTGATGAGTTACTAGCACTCGTAGCTTCTGAACAGTTGAGAGATATTAAAGCTGTGTACTATCCTACAGATGCTATGTATCTATTGTCATTACCTAGTTCAGGATTTACTTATTGCTTTGATACTAGAGGTACGTTAGAGAACGGTGCAGCAAGAACAACTATCTGGAAACAGATTGAACCTACTGCATTCTGCGTAACACAAGATAGACAGTTATATATTGGTAAGCCGGGATACATCGGTAAGTATGACTTGTATGAAGATAACGGACAGAAGTATCGTATGTCTTACTTCACTAACTACTTTGACTTTGATCAAGCTACTATCATTAAGATCCTAAAGAAGATCAACGTAGTTGCTATTGGTGGTTCTGGTCAACCTATTGTTATGAAGTGGGGTTATGACTATACACGTAACTACTTCTCTCGTGGTATTACTTTAGCACAAGTACTTGTATTTGAATACGGTATTGCTGAGTATGGACTAGCTACTTATAATAACGGTATTGCTTTAGACTCTGCAAACATCTCAGCTTCTGGTTCAGGTAACGTATTACAACTAGGATTTGAATCAGACATTGACGGAACACCTTTATCAATCCAAAAGATTGACTTTGCTATTAAGACAGGAAAGACACTACTATGAGTAATTATGTAAAAGCAACCAACTTTACAACTAAAGACACACTACCTACCGGTGACTCTAACAAGATTGTTAAAGGCACAGAGTTAGATAATGAGTTTAATTCTATTTCAGGAGCTGTTAGTTCTAAAGCTGACTTAGCATCTCCTACATTTACAGGAACTCCTTCAGCTCCTACAGCAACAGCAGGTGCTAACACAACCCAGTTAGCCACCACAGCTTTTGTAAACACTGCAGTTACTACAGCTACAGGTTCTTTAGGAACTTTGTCTTCTCAGAATGCAAATGCTGTAGCAATTACTGGTGGTACTTTAGCAAGTGTAACTATTACAAGTGCTACTGTTAACGGAAACTCTGTTGGATCTAACTCTGTAGGTGCTAGAACAGTATCAACAAGTTCTCCTACAGGTGGTTCTAACGGTGATGTTTGGTATAAGGTTTAATAATGCCTACTATATCTGTTAAAGATGCCGGTGTCTTTAAAGAACCTAAAGAGATTTATGTTAATGATGCTGGTGTTTGGAAAGCTTCTAAAGAGATTTATGTGAAGGACGCTGGTGTTTGGAAGAAAGCTTTTCCTGAATCAGGCACTCAAGCTTACGCAACTGCAGGTACTTATTCTTTTGTAGTACCTAATGGTATTTATAGTTTATCAATGCCTTTGTTAGTTGGAGCAGGTGGTGGCGGTGGTGGATCTATATTTTCTGGTGACGGACACGGAGCTGCTAACGGTGGTTCAGGTGGTTATTACTCTAATCAAACTATTGCTGTAACACCGGGTGAAACATTAACAGTTACTGTGGGTGCTGGAGGTGCTGGTAACGGTAGCGGTAGTACAGGAGCTACAGGCGGTACTACTACACTTAAGAGAGGAGCTACAACTCTTTTCTCAGCTACTGGTGGCGGCGGTGGAGCAGGTGTTGTAGGTGATAACAATCCTGCTTTTGGAGGTGCTGCTGGTTCTCCCGGGGGTGTCGCTGGTTCTAACACTGCTTCTTGGATGGTTAATCGTAACACAGCCGGTCAAGGATATGACGGTAAAGGACAGAACGGTACTGGATATGGTGCTGGTGGTCTAGGCGGTAACAGTCTTGGAGGAGCTGCACAGGGCGGTACAGGTTTAGTAGGTGGTACAGGCTATGTCTCATTCTCTTGGTAAAATACCAGTAGTCAATAAACAAGACTACACAATGTACTTAGAACACTTTGCAGGTATGTTGTGGTTTCATACAGATGTACGTAAGTGGTCTAGTGAAGTAAAGAAACAGTTTATAAAAGATTTAAATACATTACAAACCCTTGTTAGTATTCCTTTAGTTGCAATGATAGACAATACTAAACTAGCTAAGTTTGCAAGATCAATAGGATTTAAATACGAACAACCTTTAACAGGTACTAATAATGAAACATATGAAATTTATAGTAGGAGTTTATAATGGGTAAGTTAATTAGTTCAGTAGCAAATATATTTACTGGAGCTGATGACACAAGAGACGCTGCTAATGCTGCAGCTGCTCAACAGTCTCAAGCTGCAAAAGATGCGGCTTACTCTGCTGCGTTCAGACCTGTAGGAATGACTAGTAGGTTTGGTTCGTCTCAGTTTACACGAGAACTCGATCCTAAAACAGGTATGCCGTATATATCTGGTGCTAGTTATACAGCTGCTCCAGAGTTAGCTAATCTACAAAATAGATTGTTTAATACATTTGGACAAGGCTTAACTGCTGCTGAAACAATGCAACAACAAGCTGGTGCTTTAGGCGATCAAGCAACTCAGTTGTATAACTTAGGTGCTGGTTACTTATCTGAATCACCGGAAGCAGCCAGACAACGTTACATTACGCAGCAGCAAGGTTTAGTTGGCGGACAAAATGAACAAGCTTTGTCAGGTATTCGTAACCGTCTATTCCAAACAGGTCGTCAAGGTTTAGCTACAGGTGGTACTACTACAGGCATGCAAGCTACTAACCCTGAGATGGCTGCGTACTACAACGCATTAGCTCAGCAGAATGCACAGATTGCTGCAGGTGCTGATCAAGCTGCACAGCAACAACAAACATTCGGTGCAGGTTTGTTAGGTACTGGTACACAACTACAACAAGCACAACAAGCTACGTTGGCTGGTGCATACTCACCGTTACAAACATTGTTAGGTTTGTCAGGTAACGTTGAAAACTTATCACAGATGCCTTATCAAATGGGTATTCAACTTGGTCAAGCTCAACAACCGGGTCAGACTGCTGGTTCACAAATGTATCAACAAGGTCTATCACAAGCTGCTAATACAGCCTTCCAAGGTGCTCAAGCTGCCAATGCTGCTAACGCTGGATTCTGGAGTGGCTTGATGACTGGCGGTGCAAACGCTTACGCTGCATATAAGAGATAAGGAATACATAATGGCTACAGTAGATTTATATAAAAACTTACTAGGATATGATCCTCGTGAGCAACAACTACAACAGCAGAAACTATGGGCTGGTTTGTACGGTCAAGCTGCTTCTCCTTATGAAAGAATGGGTATTGCTTTAGGTCAACTAGGTGGTTCTTTGTTTGGCGGTGAGACTACTGAGCAAGGACGTGCTGGTGTTCTAAACAAAGTTCTTCAAGAGGTAGGTTCTCAGTATAGTCCTAATACTCCTGAGTACTTTAAAGCTATTGCTGATGCACTTCCTGCTGACATGACTAATGCTAAAGCTTATGCTTTACAAGAAGCACAGAAGCTAGAGACAGCTGCTACTAAACAGACACGTGAAGACGTGGAGTTTGTATCTAAACGTCCAGAGCAGTTAGCTACTGAGTTATCAACACTTACAACTCGTTTAGAGAACAAAGCTAAATTAGCCGGATGGACAGGAGAAGGTGAAGTACCTGCGGATATTCAAGCTAAGCTAGAGAAGACTTCTGAGTACAAAAAGATCATGCAGTTATCAAACGCAGGTCAAACTGCTTTGATAGATCAAGCACAGAAAGAAAAGAAAGAAGCTCTTACTAT